ATAGAAAACTTCTCACGCGAAATACTGTACTATTGCAAATCCAAATCGGAATGCAGTTACATCGAAGCTCGCGAACAATTCTCCAGACGTGTATTAGAAAGCGATGACTACTACAACGGACACATACAAGTACGTGTTCATGGTAGTCATATCAAAGGCAAATTAAGTAGCTAAGGCTTGCACAGGCCAAAATCGTGTGCCCTAAACCTGGATCACGGATCACAGGGATGGAAGTCTTGCCGCACTAGCAAGCACTCAATCAGTATCCTTGACAGGACCACGATCGCAAACACCTGCGGTTTGATTGTTTGAATAGAGTAGACAAAAGGGAAAATGATGTAGCAGTGATGCTACACGTTTACATGAAATGTTAGCGTATTTTATGTAAGCCGCCGTTGTGATAAAGACGGAACGAGCAGGTAACGGACAACCGCCTGTGCAATTGAATATAGTGAATTATAGACAACTATAGACAAGTATAGTTCCAACGCTAAGTGACTGTTCGTACTCGGATGATGACAGTTCTAACTTTGCCCTGTGCGGGCAAAGTGTGACCAAGGTATCTGGATGATAACTGTTTCGCTTCGCTCATCTCTTAAACAATCATTGACGAGCACAGCGAGTCAATAGAACTTCGTAGAAGTTCTCAACAATCAGTTAGAACTGATCTGGCCAATCTCTAAACAATGCATGTTGTATATCGCCAGCAACAAACTGATTGAATGACTTGTGTTTGACTTCAAGTTCTCCTTCTAATGGAGCAACACGACGAAATGCTGAATCCATTTGACCCATGTCCTTGAACTCCATGAGTATCATCCATTCTGGCATGTCAGCAATGCTACGGAATCCCATTTTGCAACGAGTGATTCTGTAACTTTCCATTTTGCCTTCTGAAATCAAATGATTAAAGAAGCTCTTCATGCCTGTGACCCAGTCTATGTCTGAGATGTCACCTTCTTTGTTTGCCCATATTGTGTATAAATCTGCCATTATGTTATTGGTCCTAGTAGTTCAAATCCATCTATCTCTTTCTTGTAAGCCTGTGCTTGCTCGAGATAGAGATAGTCAAACCCTCGAGCTTTGTAGATAGCACATTCTGTTTTCATTGTTTCAATGCCCAGTCTTGATTGCGGATCATGATAGGTCCACGCAAACTGCTGACATTCAGCATTCTTGTCATCGTAACGACGAATCAAACTAAACGCAACCATTTGATTGCAATCAAAATATCCAATGACATCGGTCATAGGATCTGTGTAACGACTATGGAACATGGGCATGACACTGGCAAATTTCTTGTGTATACAGTACGCTCTGTAGATAGCGTCCAGTTCTGCTATTTGTTCCTCGGTGGGTATGAGATATCCCCACTCGGTGTTAATGTCGTAGTTGGTCTTGCTTAGGTTAATGCGGGCAAACTGATAGCTCATGTTCGTGGATCCTGTCTGTGCTGAAACAGCATTTCTAAATATTCTGGTGGCCATGTGTTGTAGAACCCTCGACCGGCCATGGCACGAGCTTTCTGATCAAGATCGCTTAAACTTTGTACCAGAGCCAAGGCATAGGTACCTTGATTCATTGACACACCGTTGACTATTTCGGCATCTGTGGGATGATCTTCTAGAGCAATCATGTCTTTGGGCACAAGATGATTCTTGTTAGCAAATTCAATCTGTTGGTGGAATTCTTCGTAAGGGTGTTGTGCAGGATCGTACACAAATATCAGCACACTCTTGGTCAACGATCCGTAGCTGACAGCAATGAGATCTTCAAAAGGATTACGCCCAATTCTGACTTCAAAGTCGCGATCCAGCCGTGCTTTTCTAGCATACGGGCATGGAGCCCAGCCACCCAGAGCAGGATGCGGGACTTCTACAAAGTTCTCAATCCAGGATTCTATGTCTTGGCGTACTTGATCTATGTTCATGTTAAAAATGTGGTAATCCTGTTTTTTTGGTAGTCTCTAAGTTTTCTTTCACAAGATCACTGATGATTTCTCGCTCTGACCACGATAGATTCAATGCTTCTTCGTAAGTCAAGCCTCCTCGCATGTACCAACACAGTTTTAAAACATCTGCTCTGATGGCTTTGACTTCTTTGTCATGGCTATCAACTATCTTGGAAATGCGCTCAGGACTCGAGGTCAGGAGGCGGAGACGAAAAAATTTGAGACATCCATGGTAAATGGAGTTTCATACTGTTTGGTACAGCCCTGGCAAGTGATGTGCAAGGGTTTGAGATCTGTGGACTTTTTCAGTTCAGCCATGTGATCTCTGATGCGATCAAACGTGTCCTTTTCACAGTTGCGTATGTACTCTTCAATGTACTCTGGCTCTACTACCATTTCTCCATCGGCCTGTATCATGGCAATGCTCTGTGCCATGGCCCGCACAGTCATATTGGTGAGTTTGGCAAAGGCCTGACTCAACTGCTGTATTTTTTCTTCTTCGGGTATGTTGGCAGTGGGCAATATTTCTATTAACTTTTGATCCTGGAACTGATCCATGGAGTTGGCATTGACCTGTTGATAACTCAACGGTTTGAAATAAATCACAACATCACCAATGTTCACAGTGGCGCTGTAGTCGGGACTTTTGATACCGTCGATCACAGTGCGTAGATCTAGACCAAATGCGTTTTCGTGTTCGCAATGCGGACAAGCACTTTCAAACTCCATTTCATGACCATAACTGGCAATGCGGATAGCAACCAGCACAGTGTCAAGGTCAATGGACGGAATCTGCCAACCATCTTTGATGGCAGGCACACAGCTGGAAATCACGGTGGCAATGGCAGCACCGTTGAACAGCGCATCACTGGTACGATAAGTGATTTCGTCCATGGCAGTCATTGGGTATACCGCTAACTCTCTGTTGGCCGGCATATCCAATGCACCCGGAGGGTAAAAGTTGCCATCAGATGGCAACTTGATATAGATTGCAGGCTGTCTAAAGAACCTGCGTAGTGGGTTGTTAGTTTCAGGCATTTTTCCTTACCATAAATATTAGTGTACCCTTGTACTTATCTACGTAGATTATGGCTGATATAGAAAACTCAACAGAATTACTCAAACAGGCGCTGGACGAACTCAAGACCAGTACCACACTTAGTTCAGCTACTTTGCTCAAGCTGGGCAAAACTGTCAACGAATTAAACAAAGATTACAAAGATTCTGAAAAAGCCATAGAGGACGAAACAGACCAGCGACTCACGCTGACTAAAACACTGAAATCCTTTGCCAAAGATCTAGGATCAGCGGCGCAGGCAGCCAGAGAAAACAGAGAAGATTTTCGTTCATTAAAGCCTGCTGTTGATGCGTTTGGTACAGCAGCCAAGTACGGTGCCAGCAAGGTTGGCGATGCCATAGCTGGCGTAGGCGAGGCCATCAGCGGACTCAGCATGTTCCTTGGACCCAAAGGAAAAATAGCCGGAATGGTTGTTGGTGGTATTGCTAGTATCACCAGCGGCATAATGAAAAAGTACGGAGAATCTGCTGTTGAGTTTGCGCAGATGTATGGCAAGTTTGCCCTAGACGAAGTTCAAAGAGTTTCCAGTTCTTTCCGCGACATAGCGCAAGTTGGCGGCCTGGCCGGAGACAGCATAGATGGATTTGCAGAACGTGCTCGTGGGCTAGGCCTGAGCATGGATCAGTATGCCAAACTCATTGGCAGAAACTCTGAAGGCTTGGCAGCCGCCGGAGTCACTGTAAGTGGTGGTGCCAGAGTACTACAACAGATAACCACTGCTGGTACAGAGTTTGAGGATAAGTTTTTAAAACTGGGCTTTAGCTTTGAGCAACAATCTGAGTTCTCAGCTAAGTTTCTAGCCACACAGCGTAATCTAACCAAAATAAACTTTAACGATACCAAAGCTCTCAGCGAAGCCAACAGAAAATATCTTGAACAGATTGACGAACTAGCAAGACTCACAGGACAAAGCAGAGACAAGGTATCCAGTGAACTTGAAGCCATGAGTCGAGAGTTGAGATTTGGTGCTACCCTGGCCATAGCTGAACAAAAAGGCACAGCCGACGCCATTACAAAAACAGCCAAGCTATTGGAAACACAAGGCAGTAAAGAACTAGCCGAAGGTTTCAAAGACATTTTTGGTGGAGCCACCACAGAACGTGCTCAAGCACTTATGGCTGCCACCAACAATCGTGCGGCCACCATTGCTGAACAGTTGGAAAATGGTCAGATTACATCAGCTGAAGCTATGCGACAGTTTCAGGAAGCAGTGCGAGAAACTAGACAAGCACTTGGAGCCGATGAGTTTGAACGTCGTGTTGGTAAACTAGGTACTGTACTTGATCCTATGCTGGTTGGCATGCGTAGATTGAGTGTGGCTCAAGATCTCAATGCTCAGACTTTGGGCACAGCTACAACCGAACAAAAGAAAGATGCAGAAGCCACTGGCGAAAATGTACAAAATCTTGTTGATGCGCAGAAAGCTCTAAGAGACTTTGCAGTGCAGATTGACGAAATAGTGATGAAAAAGCTATTTCCTACCATGGCACAAAATGTACGACAACTAACCGAAGTACTAAGTGCAGGTGCTAGTAAGTTAGCTGAAATACTAGGTGTAAAAGTAGCAGGCACAGCTACCGCGGCACCACCGGCTCCGCCTGCTCCTATCACAGGTGCAGATGTTAATAAACGTCGAGAGGCTGCTGGGCAAGCACCGTTGAGTCCTGAAGCTGCCGAAGCACAGGCTGGAAGAGACGCAGTTCAGCGAGAAATGGAACGTCGCAACGAAAATAGTCGCAGACGTAGACAAGGACTTCCTCCTATTGCGCCTGGGCAAGCACCGGCAGCACCTGCCGCTCCTGGACCACAGTCAACTGCTCCTGGTGCTAGTGTATTAGGTAGCCTCAAGATCAAACCAGGAGCAGAAAACAAAGGTAAGTCCACAGATTCTTTGTATGCAGTGGCTGGGGAAGTACACAAAATGCTCAACGGCGACTACAAGTATTTCAGTGGGTTTAACGATCGCGAAGGCAGATCCAAACACGCATCGGGTCAGGCTTTTGATCTTGTGCTCAACGATCCTACAAAATATCAAAGTGTGTTGGGCCAGATCAAGAGTCTGCCAGGGGTAAGTTTTGCTCAGTTTGAACCCAAAGGATTTGTAAACCCCAGTGGTAGTATATCTTCAGGTGACCACATACACACAGAAGTTTCGGCACGTAACGGATTTGAAGGCAGGATCAGCGGCCCTGCCGGAGGGTACAAGCCCAATCTTACCATGCATGGTACAGAAACATTAAAAATTGAACCTGCCAAAGCCGGCCAGACCAGCACAGAGCAAATAGACAAACAGATTGACGTGATGAATGCACAACTGACTAGATTTGACCAAATGATTGATCTACTACAATCCAGTGTAGATACACAACACAAGATATACCGAGCCACCACAGGCTAACGGTAAATATAGCACTATGGCAGAAGACAAAAAAGGTTGGAAAAAATATTTCAAAGTGGCCAATACAGCTGGTCAAATGAGTCCCATTTCGGGCAACATTCCTCGCGGCCCAAACTACGGCACAGGCTATGGCACAGATGGTCAGGCACAGACAGAGTTTGCCTTTCGTAACTATGCCAGTAGACTGCCTGAAGTCTATGTTGGTCACCCCAACCGTATGGAACGCTATAATCAATATGAAAACATGGATGGTGATTCAGAGATCAATGCCTGCTTGGATATCCTGTCTGAGTTTTCCACTCAGACCTGCGAATCAAACAACACACCATTTGAAATAAATTTCACTGACACACCCACTGATCATGAAGTAGAAATCATCAAGAAACAGCTACAGCAGTGGACCAAACTCAACAAGTTTGACAACCGCATGTTCAAGATGTTCCGTAATGTTCTCAAGTACGGTGATCAAGTATTTGTGCGTGATCCAGAAACATTCGAAATGTACTGGGTGGACATGACCAAGGTTGCCAGAGTGATTGTAAACGAAAGCGAAGGCAAACGCCCCGAGCAGTATGTTATTCGTGATATCAACCCCAACTTTCAAAGTTTGGCCATTGCTGCCAAAACCACAAACGATTACAACACACAACCACCTTCGGGCGGTTATTCAGCGCCTTACAGCTACACTGCACCCAACGCACCTAACTCGTCGGGGCAAAGTCGTTTTCAACGTTCTGTAAACGAAACCTGTATTGATGCCAAGCATGTGATACATCTCACCCTTTCAGAAGGACTTGACTACTACTGGCCATTTGGACAGAGCATACTAGAGATGATTTTCAAGGTATTCAAGCAGAAAGAACTGTTGGAAGACGCCATACTGATCTATCGTGTGCAACGTGCTCCTGAGCGCAGAGTGTTCAAGATTGACGTGGGCAACATGCCCAGTCACTT